GCGAAATAAGTGGACCAGGCACAGGAACATCTGATAGTATTCCTGCTATGTTAAGTGATGGTGAATTTGTCATGACAGCCGATGCTGTAAAAGGTGCAGGCGAAGGTGACAGAATAAAAGGTGCAAGAAGAATGTATCAAATGATGGATCAATTGGAGGCAAAAGTATAATGGCTACACAAACAACAATACAACAACAACTACCTCCTGAATATGTACAAGAACGTCAAAAAGATTTACTCTTAACTTTATTCGGGTCACAAGGAGAAGACCCAACTTTACCGGATGGTTCACCTAACCCTAATTTTGTACAAGGATTAATAAATCAACCACGTGATATACCTAAGCAAACTGTTGCAGGGTTCACGCAACCACAACAAGATGCTTTTTCATTAGCGGGTGCAGGTATTGGAGCATTTCAACCTTTTGTTACACAAGCTGGACAAACTGCTACTGGTGCAGGAGGAGTTGCTAATTTAGCCTCTCAAGCATTAACTGGAGCAACACAAGGATTTACACCAACAGCGGCAAATATTGCAGCGTTTAGAGATCCTTATCAACAATTTGTTACTCAAGAAGCTTTAAAAGAAATTGATAAACAAGGAGCAATGGCTCAAACAAATCTTGCCACTCAAGCACAAAAAGCAGGAGCCTTTGGAGGTTCACGTTTTGGAGTACAAGAAGCAGAATTAGCAAGAAACTTGGGAGATATTAAATCAAGAAGAATATTTGAAGATGCATCACGAAATTATCAACAAGCTTTAGCAGGAGCTCAAGCGGCACAAGAAGCACAACAACGTAGACAATTATCTGCAGGTCAACAACTAACAGGGTTAACAGGGCAATTAGGAAACCTTGCAAAAACACAAGCTGGTATTGGTGGTCTAGGTCAACAAATGTTAGGAACAGATGTGAGCACATTACTCGGTGTAGGTGGTCAACAACAACAATTACTACAAGCAGGTCTTGAAGCTCAACGACAAAACCTTGCAGCACAACAACAAGAACCTTTCCAACGAATTTCTTTTGGAACAGACATATTGGCAGGATTACCTTTTGGTGGTCAAACTATTTCACAAATGCCAGTTACACCAGCTAATCCATTCTTGCAATTTGCAAGTGGTATTGGTTCTCTTGGTACAGGTATAGGGACTTTATTAGAAGGCTTTGGAAGTTTAAATAATTAATATCATGGCAATTTATAATAGAAAAATGTTTGTAAATACGCCAGAGAGAATGAAATTAAACTCACGTGGCACTGGTATAACATCAGGACTTGTTCCTGTAGTTAAAGCTAATCAAGGTCTTTTTGCGGATAGTGAAGATTACAATAAATTATATGAATTAGCTCAACAAATAACACCTGACCAAAAAGGTTTTTTTTCAAGAAATGCACCAGCATTATTTGATTTTTTTCAACGATTAGGTGCATCCGCAGCAGGAGGACAACCCGCTGTTGATGGTCAAACAATGAGCCCTATTTTAAGAACTTTAACTGATTTAAGTCAAGCAGCTCCAGCGCTTGCAAATATAAAACCTTATCAAGATCCAGCGGCAACATTAGCGGCATCAAAACTTTTTGAAATTGAAGCAAACAAAATGGCTACAGCAAGCAAAGGGTTTGAAATTGAAGATATAATACAAAAAGAAAAAGAAGATGGCAGCGGAATGATGAATATAGCTGTTGGAACAAAAGATGGTGTTTTTCATCAAGAAGAAATTGGCGATGCTTTTATTGAACCAAATTTAGTAGACGTAAATGGTGTGTTGTATTTATATAATCAATTTGCTGGGGAAGGTGAGGATAAATTAACAGAATTAGCAAATACAAATAAAGATAAAGGGTTTAACATAAACAAAATTATAGAAGTAGAGGGTGCAGATGGAGTTAAAAAGTATCAAGCCGTAGGTGTAGAAAATGGTGCTTTTAAACAGGTTGAAGTAGCAGGCGCTGTTCCAGATGAAAATGAACAAATAACAATTAACAACCAAGTATTTAAATTAAACAAAAACACTAATGAATATGAACAAATACTTGACGCAAGGGACGAAGCACAAGGTGAGTATGTTGGATTACAAGAAGCAGTAGTAGATGGAAAATCTGTTTATGTAGGATTAGTAATGAAGGATGGTAATATTACTCCACAAATATTAGAGGGTATTACACCAAATTCAAAAGGACAAGTTACTATTGGTGATACTGTTTACGAGAAAAATCCTGATAATCAAAAATGGGAAAAAGTTATCGATGAAAGTAAACCAAGCATTAAACAAATTGTTCAAGGTGTTGGTGAAAATAATGAACCTATTTACACAGCTATTATAGAAGACAGCACTGTTGATGGTGGTATTAGAGAAGAAGTACTTAATGTAAAACCTAATGATAAAAATCAACTTGTTGTTGGTGACACGGTATATGAACAAGATGATACGGGCGAATGGAAAAAAATAATAGATGAAAGCAAACCACAAACC